TGCACTGGCCTCTTAGCATCCTTCCTGTTCCCTTTGTAAGGCTCAGTGACTGCTAACTCATTACGAAAGTTACCTCGACCTGTGATGTACGCTTTGTAGTCATCGCACTTCAAGTCTTGGTACACAATCTCCTGCACGAGAGCACCCACACGAGCCAAACAGATAGCCTCATCAACGTCTTCACTAGCGAAACCTACTCGGTAGCAGATAATGTCAGCGTCGATGATGGCTAACTTAGGTTTTTCATTAGAGGGCGTCGTCATCTTCGCCTGTTGTAGTCTCAGGCACGTAAGTCTTGACTTCAGTGACCATGATCGTCTTCAGCGATGGAGCATTACCGTGTTTAGATGACATACGGTGCGTGTACGAGCTTACGATAGCTACGCACTTAGAGCCGTTACCGAGAGCTTCAATGGGGATCTCTTTGAGGTTATCGTCTGTGGGCTTGAACAAGTACTTGCTCTTAGCGACGATGAAGTTACCCATAGCATCCTTGTGCTTGACTTTGATGCCTAAGCCTGTGAGCTTCGCTGCATCGTCATCGCTGATGTTACCGATGGTGCATTCGTAGCGATCATTGTCGGTGTTGAATGCTGTGTTGAACTCACCCATCCACTTTGACCAAAAGAGTTCACCTTGAATTTTTACTGGTTTGAGATCTGCTGACATATATCTGTGTTTCCTATTACTTAGTTAGGCCGTAGCCTACGTTACTGTAAATAACTACCTTCTCGACGAGAGATAGCTTCTGCTTCATCCTCGATGTAATCTAGGGCTGCTGAGAGCACCAAGTATACCTCAAGGAGATCTAGATCATCGCTGTGCAATAGAGTGAAAGAATTCTCACCTATGTTCAGCATGATCTGAGATTTTAATTTGTCTGATCTGTCTATCAATGGGTTTCCCTCCAGTTGGCCCCGACCTTGTATTCCCCATCTAGAGGGCATCGTAGATTATACGCTATCCCCGCTTCCTTGATTGATTGTACAGCAGCTTTGCCAACTACGTCAGCTATGTCTGCGCTACACTCTATCTGCCACTCATCGTGAACATTAGCTACGAACTTAGCGTCAATGTTGTACCTCTTGAACTTATCATTTAAGATGACAAGAGCCTTCTTCATCACGATTGCACCTGCGCCTTGAAGTAAGCTATTGAGTGCCGAATGTTCATGGCGAACCCAAATCTTACGACCATCAAGCCCCGGTACATAGCCCTTGGACGCATCCACGGATACCTTACTACGTAGGTACTGCAACGCGGGAGTCCCTTCAAGAAAGGAATTGATAAGCCTGTTTCCAGTATTACTATTACCACCGACAATCGATCCAATCTTCGCTGGCCCTGCGCCGTATAGAAACGCATAGATGAACGTCTTCGCTTGGTCACGAGTTTGTAGTCCGGCTGCTTTCTGATTAACCGTGTGGACATCCGTTCCGTCCTTAGAGCTTCCCTCGGTGACTGTCTTGACATACTTCTCATCCTTCATGTAATGGGCTAACATCCGCAGCTCTAAGCCACTAGCGTCAGCACCTACTAGAACATTACCTTCCTCAACTGTCCAACACTGACGACATTCAGGGCCATAGGGTGAACCTGAGTTAGGTATCTGTGCCATGTTAGGCTTCATATGAGTCATACGGCCTGTTACAGCTCCATTGGTGATGACTCTACCGTGAACCCTTCCGTCAGCTCCTACAACTTCTAACCACGATTCAATCTGAGCGATACGCTTCCCCAGCATCATGTACTCAGCGATCAACTGAGCAATGGGATACTTCAGGGACATCAACACAGCTTCATCGACAATAGCCTGACCTTGTGGGTAGTTAGCTGTAGGCTCAGTGAACTTCTTAGGTTTCCACCCAAGGCCAATGAGCTTCTCCGCTATCTGTTGTCTACTAGCTGGATTGAATACCACCACTTCAGGCTTGAGAACCTTCCCTGTCTTTTCAGAGATGCGCTCAACCTCATACGGTGGATAGAGATCCTGCATTTTGTCATTGATGGCACTCATCTTCCCCTTGAGTTCAGCTAGTAAGCACGTAGCGTGAACTACATCGAGCTTGAAACCGTTCTTCTCTTGCTTGTTGATTATGGAAGCAACTTGATGTTCTAGTTTGACAGAATCATCTGAGAAACCTTGATTGCACACATTATCGGAAAGATGAAAGTAAAGGCGACTAAGCACCAAAACGTCACGGTTGCAATAAAACTCCAGAAGAGCTTCAACAGGTCGATCAAAACACTCACCTTCATACTCTTCCCTTCTGTTCATCATCCACTGCCAAGTTGCTTTGTAGTCTAACTTCGCTACGCCTAAAGTCTTTCCCCAAGCGTCGAGACTGTGCCCGTTCTCTCGTGTTGGCTCTAGTAGCCTTGACACTACGAGTGTGTCGTATGCTTGCCTCAGTCCAATCTTGGTCTTCCAGAGCTTGTTTAAGATCGGAAAGTCGAAGGATATTCCGTTGTGAGCTGCGATCAACGTAGCGTCCTTTAAGTAGTCCCAAAGTCCTGTTGGAGCTTTCCATACTTTCACTTCTCCTGTATCAATGTCTTGTGTCACACATAGATGAATCACATCATGTGCCATGTTAGTCTCAATGTCGAGAGCAATGCGTTTCATTTGAGATTTATGAAGAGTCCGATTTGAGCAAATGAGTAACCTATCCACATGATACCAGCACCCATGTCACCCTTGAGCCACTGTAGCACACCTACAACGGAGTAACCGATACCTATAGTACCTACGATAATCATCTCAATCATTACTGTCCTCCGATTCATCATAAGTGGATCCATCCGGAAGGATAAACATTCCATCAGTCATGTAAACAGGTGCGCCAAACTCTGAGTCGGTAAGAGCAAGATATGTCATGTATAACTTATCAGCTGTTTCAGGCGTGATCATAGTTCCTCCATTACAGTTTCAATCATACGTCCTGTATCCATGTCGTACTTCAGTGCACACGCAGGGCCTGTCACGTGTTTTTTACTCATTGCCGTTCCTTATGCACGATCACGGAAGCCCCTGTTTCATGGTCTGTGTAGGTGGTTTCAGGCCCACACCAGCAAGTAGACCCATCTGTCACGTGCTCGCGCTGTTTTTCCCTCTTCTCATGTAACGGCTCACTCACGATGCGTCCGCATAGCCGGCAGTCACGGTGGTATTGGCCGTCGTAAATCCAGCCTTTGCTTGGCAACGGATGTCCGAGCTTCTCGCACAGCCACCAGCCAAATCGGATGTACCAAAGTTGATTCATGCTTCACCGCCAGTCGTTTTTGTGTATAAAGGTATACTTCCACCAAACGGGTTCAGCCGAAATTTGTTCGGGTTGTCATCGATGTCCGTCCCCATGTACGCCACCGGCTCTTGCTTCTCTTCCTCAGTCGGTGGTTCGCCTACATCAGCAATCCACGCATCTGGCTTTTGAGAAAAGCAAAGACACGCTTCAAACTCAGGATCATCCTTTGTGATTTCAAGAAAGTCCCATTCAGGACAACAATGACGCTTCTCTGCTTCTGCCGTGTCAATGACGCGCGGGGAGGTAATGGCGAGGGCTTGGCGTAGGGCTTTTATTTCTTCTCGCACGTTTTCTATTGCTCGCGCTATTTCCTCATAAAAAATCTCTTTTGTTACATAGTTAGTTTCTTCACTCATGATTTGTTTGCTCCAAATGTGAAAGATCATAGCCGTTCTCATGGAATTGTTTCCAGTTGTCAGCCATTTTCTTAAAGTCTTCGTAGTTTGAATCGCTTTTCATAGAGTTTGCCATATGAGATATAACCCAGACGTTATCCTTTGTGTAGCCTTTTGAGCTATCAATACGATCTAAGCTAAAGGATGAGTGTTTAGAACCTTTTCTACTTTCAGTAACGAACATCTCGATACCAAGCAAAGGACAGTACTTAGGTAAGACGATATCTGCCTCAGTGAGGTTAAACTCATACCCATACTTACGTGACCTTGCTCTTGCAGCGTTCAACAGTCGATTCTTTAACTTACGTCTGTAATACTCTCTTCCTTTCTCTTGAATCTTAGGTCGATTAGCTTCACGATACTTCTTGACATCTTCAAGAACCTTCTCTTTGTTGTCGTGATAATACTGCTTAGCTTTGGCCTTAACTTGCTCTTTGTTGTTTTGATACCATTCTTTAGTGGACATAGA